TAAAGTTAGGTGGAGAAAGAAAAGAAATGACATTCTTATTTACTGACATCATGGGCTTTACTCCTGTATCAGAAGTATTTAAAAACAATGATGACCCTGAAGGTTTAGTAGAACTTATAAATACTTATCTTGATAAGATGACAAAAATTATACTAGCTAATGGTGGAACTATTGACAAGTATATGGGCGATTGTATTATGGCTTTTTGGAATGCTCCTCTTGCCTGTGAGAATCATGCAGAGTTAGCAATTAAATCTGCAATAGAAATAGAAGAAGCAACCTT